TCTTTTTGTTCAAGAGTCTTACCTATACTCATGATAAAGTGAGCGATTTGTGCCTTTTTAAGGTTACCACCCATATTTTCAGTCTTAACCACCTCAACACTTGTAGAACTTCTATTACCCTGTGTTGCGGTCCAACCAGCAACATTCATCTCATCTACCATACTTTCAAACGCACGCATGATTTTACCTTCATTTGACCATTCTTCTGAATTTGAAAACTCTTTCTCCATAGAAAGACAGTCAATGTAGTCTAAGACAAGCATGTCCACTTTAGTACCCTTAGAATTGATTTTTTTGATGATGTTTTTAATTTTATTAATTGTAACACCATCGGCTGGTAATTTTTGTAAGTACAGATTATTTTTGTGTTGGTCTTTAATAATTTTAATTTTACTTTGTATTAAAGATTTATTATCTGATAACTCACTAAGGGGTATACCAGTTAAAGCTGAAAAGTGTTTTCTCTGTACAGCTTCTTCTTTATCCTCAAAAAATATTTGTAATACGGTTTTTCCGTTAAGGAATGCGCTACTAGCGACTTTTGTTAGGAATGTTGTTTTACCAACACCAAGTGGTGCGATAACTAGACCAACTTCACCTTTTGACAAACCACCTTTTGTGCAGTCATCAATACCCTGAATACCTGTTGGCATTGGGTCTCTATAATCTTCAGATAATACTTTATCTATGTTATCGAATAATAAGATAGGATCTTGTTCTTCCTTAAAAGTAATAGCATCCTTAATCTTTTTTTCGATCTCATCATAGTCCGAAATAACACCACGATCTAATTTCGTTTTTATTTCATTTACAGCACTACGTATAGATTGTAATTTACAGAATTTTTTAGCGTTATTCTGTGTGTTTAGGTTACCAACTTTACAATCCTCTATATCGTTGATGGTATCATCTAATTGCGTTCTAAAAGCTTCGTGCTCAACAGGAATCTCATTTTTAACCTCAAGTCTTAACGATGGGAAATTTAATAATACATCGTGTTTTTCATGGTATTTTTTAATTATGTGAGCAATTTTCTGAAAAGCTTCAGATGGAAAATATTTGGGTTCAATAATGTCAATTATCGATTCACCAAATTTATGGTCTGTAATTATTTCATTGATTAATTGTAATTGAAAGTCTTTGCCTAAATCTTCAAAGCTGCTTATTATGTTAGCCATTTAATTTTATTTTTATTGTACTTGTAAACTGTATCCAAGGTATTCTGTTTCTAACTCTTTTGTTGGAGTGCATAAGCATTTTTGAATGCGTGTGATTAACTCATAGATGTGCTGACGAATGTCTACAGTGTATCTAACTTTTACTGGGTAGATTGTAGCATCCCACTCTCTGTAAGCAATTACATTACCATCATGTTTAACCACGATTTTCATCATATCTTTCGAACCGTTTTGTTCGTAATCTGGTGTTTCCAAAAAATGGCGTTGGTGCTCAGTAATGAAGTCTAATGCTCTGTCTTTTAAAACACTTTGGATCAGTTCAACATTCTCATCAATTGCGTATTTAAAATTCATTGAGTTTATCGCTTTGTTATTAAAACCGATAATGTTAAAGAATCTTTGTACAATAATGTTGTCGTTCAGATAAAGTGTAAATTCAAATTTACGTTGTTCTTTTTTTTCTTCCATGTTATTTGTTTTTTGTGTTGTATGCATTTTCTTCCTTTTTTATAATAGTAATAAAACTTGACCAGAAAACAAAGAAAGCGTCATCATTTTTTGGTAAAAAATTTAATAATTGGTCCTCTTTCATCATTTCCATGATTTTTTTGATACCGCCACGACCTTCAGGTGATAAAGTTTCGTTTACCATTTCACTTATAGCTTCCTTTAACTCTTCAGTAACGTGCGGTTCTTTTAGGTTGATTATTTTATTCATTACCGAAAAATAATCTGTCCCGTATGTTCCCCATTTGGTTTCACCGTTAATGATCGTGTTTAATGTTTTATCATTCGGTTTTTCAATTAATAGTTCTTTTGTTCTATCAATAACCCAATCCTGGTTAACAGTTTGTTTTTTTATTTCTGGGAAATATTTTAATACCTTTTGCTCACCAATATTTTGCAAACCAGATATGTTATCACTCGTATCCCCAGCAATCATTTTGATAATACCAACATTTGAATAGTGGTAGTCAAAATAACTGTCAAAGTTATCGATGTTAACCATAACCTTAGCGTTTTTTATTGTTAAACAAACCTTTGTGTTTTCATCAAGAAGTTGTAGTAAGTCACGATCGTTAGTATAAACAATTTTATTCTCGTTCGGGGAATTCATTGAATAGTATGCTATACCATCATCAGCTTCGCAACCATCAATTTCAACTTGTCTAATTGATAATTCTTCCAGGTATTGTTTGATTCGGATTCTTTGTCGATCCAAATCGTGTTTTTCATCAATTGTTACCTTATTGTCACGGTTTTGTTTGTAGTATGGATAGTAACCTTGTCTATATTCTTTAGAACCCTTACCTTCCCAGAATACAACAACCTTTGTAACTGCGTAATCTTGATAAAACCTTTTAATGGTGTTAATAAAGTGGAATATGGTACCAACGCTTCCCTCTTTTCCTTGGAGCTGCTTGGTACCATGAAATCCCTGTTTTAGTAGATATTCACCGTCTATAAGCAATGAGTTAATGGTTGTGTTAACTCTATGTCTTATTGGTTTATTAATCTTCATCAGAATATGAGATTTTTTGGTTAACCTCGTATTCCTCTAACTCAAAGTTAGCATCATCTAACTTACTAGCCCAATACTCAAAAGTATCTTTTTTGTAAGCATCTAAAGCTGCTTTATCACGTTTATCATCTGTAATAAATCCGTGTGGTGTTACAATAAGTTTTGAGTCAGCGTAACCAAGACCATTAATGTGGTTTTTGTCTACAGTAACTTTAGTTCTTGTTGCAAAGTTGATTTTTCTACCTTTGCTTGTTGCATCAATTTTGTTGATACCACCGTCAGCTTCGTTACCAAAACGGAAAACTAATGTAGCTGCTTGGTAGATAGCTTCACCACCCTTTGGTTTCATCTTAGGTTGGCCCATTGGTGAATCTGGGAGTCTAACCCATGGTAAGTTACACACAACCAAACCGTTTAGGTATGGTGATGTTTCTTTACGGCTGTTGTTGATTCTTTGGTTAATGCCCATATTAATCTTTTCAGCCAATACACCTGCGGTATGTTGTTTACCACCTTTACCTTCCCATGTCATCTTACATGGTACTGAACCAACTGAATCCCAGAAGAAACAAACATCATAAGGTAAATCACCTTTTGCTTGCATATCCAAAACTTCATTGATGTAATCGGTAACTTGTTCGATGAAATTAAAATCATCACGGTAAAGGAAGAATCCATCCCACTCACCAGTTTCTTCATTTCTTGAGCAGTCCAACCCCATGAGTTGGCAATGTTCAAAACTCCATTTTTTCTCGGTTACCAAATAAACTGGTAAGATACCCTTTTTCTGCGCATCAACTGATGCCGCAATTAATGCACTTGTTTTACCTGTGTTGGTATGACCAAGTAACATGTTAATGTGACCCATACACGGACCTGGAACCCCAGATGCCTCTAAAAAGGCTTCACCACAATTCAGAAATAAATCTGCTTTGTATTTTGTTGTCGTACTCATTTTCTTTTTGAGATCATCAAAAGAAAATTCTTTTTTCTTTACTGCCATGGAATATTTAATATTTTAAAAAAAAGCATGGACACATACTTGGACATAATGTCCGAGTTAATATCCATGCTTAAGCTTTATTTTTTAGAATGGTAAATCGTCAATCTTTAGTTGAGCGTTTGGTACCTCTTCAGTCGCTGACCCTTCCGTCATAGACGAATCATCATCAGCATCTTCTTCAGACATAGCAACTGGTGCTGGTGTCTCGTATTTAGTTTTAGGGGCTGGTGTTGCGGTTCCAGTGTATGTGCTTACACCATCCTCAACTTTGGCGATAAAACATTTTTGTTCGGCATCCCAAATTGGTTCGCTACCTTCAGCAACGATGTTTAAATATTCAATAGATTTTTTCTTGAAGACATCAGTCCACGCCATTGGATCGCTTAACCACTCAACTGATTGGTTTTCGTCCTCAGACAATTTAGACTCTCTATCAGGGATGATAGATGCAACTTTAGTAAAACCAACTTTGCTATCTTTTGATTTATCTCTAATCATAGAGATTGTAAGATCGAAACCTTCAAATGGGTTCCAGAATGCACCGTATTTTTTAACAAGTGGTGCAATTTTGTCCATGATACCTGAACCGTCTTGTACTGCTGGAAATCTCCAGAATTTTACACCTTCATGTTCTTTACCACGTTCGATAACACGAACAATGAAGAACTGGCGTGATTTGTAATTGATGGCCAATTTCTTGTCTTCTTTGTCTGCACTCTTCATTAAGAATTTGTACATCTCATTCAACGGAGAATCTTCACCATCTTGTGATGGGTCATAAAGTTTTGTCCATCTTTTACCAATTTTTAGGTTGTGGAAATAACCAACTTTGTACCATTTAGTTGGGTCATCTTGGTTAGGAAGAATCCTAACTGATTTTTCACCACTTTGTGCACCTTCATCAAGTGCAATTGTGAAATACTTTGTTAAGTCGACAGAACTAGATTGGGTAGTCTGTGTTGTTTTCGACTTTGCTTTTTCGTAGTCGGCCAGAGTGTCTGTTGCGGCCTTGGACCAATCGATTTTCTTGTAGTCAATCATAATTATATAAATTTTATGCTACAAAAGTAAGAACAAAAACCACAAAAAACAAGTTTCTGGGGAAATATTTTTAAAAATTTAGAAAATCGACTTGTACTTCTTAACCCCAAATACCAATAAACCTCTGTAAACGCTTGTTGTTTCGTTTTGACTAGCGTTAACAGCTGTAACCTCTATAGATTGTATTGGCATTTCTAACATGCCCATCATTGAGAACGTTATGTCTTCAACACCGTTAATGGTTGTAACTACGGTATCATTTGTATTACCCAATGTTATAAAACCGTAATACTCTATTGTATAATCAGTTTCATTTACAAAACCAATTGCTGGGTCACCAACAGTTAATTTTTGCGTAATTAATTCTTGTTGTATATGTCTCATTATTAATAATTGCTTACAGGTTTTTCGTTATTATTTGCGTTGTAAAAACTATTTCTAATGTCAGTTTCGTTGTAGTTATTCATAAGACTGTCCATCATAGATAGTTTGTCTGGTCTATTTTCAAGATCAGTTTGTGTTTTTGGTGCGTTTCCACCCATATACTCATCTTGAGTAACACTAAAAGGGTAAGAATCTTTAGCCAAAGCTTTTCTTCTTTCCTCTTCGGTTGGCGGTCTCATCAATTCAACTTGTTTTGTTAAAGCATTCATTTGTTGAATAACTGAGTCCATTTTTTGTAAACCTTGCTCAACACCATTAACTTTAGCAATGATGGATTCGATTTTGTTACTAGCATCCGCAATTTTTTGGATAATGTTGTCTGTTTTACCAGACAAATCTTTACTAGTATTAACTAAATCAGTAACATCAATTTCGGTATCACCCTCAACTGGAGCCTCTGGAGCCACCTCTGGGGTAGCTGTGGTATCAACACCAGGATCTGCACCTAATTCAGCATCTGGAACGGCAGTATCCACACCAGGATCTTCGGCTGGAACTTCTTCAGCTGGGGCATCTTCCTCAGCTTCATAAAACTTATAATGATGACCCTCACCCAATTTTTCTTGGTAGGCCATAATACTATTAAATCTTTTTACCTCTTCGGATAATACTTTATCTAATTTTTTGTTCATCTTAAATATGTTTTACGACTGTGACTTATTGGTGATTCTTCTCTTAGTAATTCTCTACCATCTTCCATCATTAATTTCTTTTCAATCAATGTTCTTTCAATTAAACCGTCTTTTGTTTTTACATAACAAACCCCAGTTTTTATATCACAAACTTCTTCACCGATTTGTGCTTCTTCAATTTTTTTACCCAAAAATTGGTCTAATTTACTATTAAAATTGCTCATACGCTTTTATTTACTATAAATATCTGGTATTTCAATAAAAGTTGTTATTATAACAAACTTATTCAAATTACCTTATTTTACCATTTTAAATTGTCACTGGAAGTGTTCATTCGTTTAAAATAATCAACAGCGAATGTGCTTCTACCCGCTGGTAAAATACCCCTGTCTTTTATATGGTATTTATCCCAACCAACATTACAACCGTAACAAACTTCAACCTTCCACGCAAAAATGTATGCGGCAACATAAGCCTGTAACTCATCACTTGATAAACCAGTTACATTACTACCAGCAACAGATAAATCATACTTTATTGTTGGTATTTCGGTTTTAAGCTGTGCACGGAAATTATCAGTATTTCTTTTCCAACCACCTTCAAGTAAATAATTTAATTGGGCTGTTACTGTAGATCCGACTGTATCAAAAGTTTTATTATTCCACTGTATTAATCCAACGTTGTTTTTACCGTTAATAACATCAGCCCCACTTTCAATAAGTGGGTTAAATGTACCACCAGTTTCTTTATGTATGTTACCTAAAGCAGCGGCTACCTCAATTTTACTCCAACCCCTATCTTTTAAATAATTTTTAATTTCAACTTTATTCGCCTCTGTTTCAGCGCTACCAATTGTTTTCTTATCTGGTGAACTACCACCAAACACCAAATATGGTTTTGGATCTATTGCTGTTAACCCAAAATAACTACTATAATCGGTCGCAATACCAGTACGTACCTCAAAATGTAAATGCGGACCAGTACCAATACCTTCTTTACCGCTTTTTGCTATGACATCCCCAGCTTTTACGTTTGCACCTTGTGTTGTTTTTGGTTCAGAAATATGACCGTATAGTGTTGATATGTTATGCTCCCTATGTGCGATTATGACTAATTTACCAAAACCGCTTGATTCTTTATCCCCAGCAAACACAACATT